AGGATGTGGCTACTTACAATATTAGCCTACAAGGTACAGGTGCATACAATACAACAGGAACGGAGGTTGACCCAAGCGGTGTGATTATAGTAGGTTCAAACCCTGTTAAGACAAAAGGTTACACGGCAAGTGGTGGAGAAACTTCAATTACATTTGCGGACACAATCGGTTATGCTTGTCTTTACGTTTCAAGAGGTGGTGTGGATGCACAAAACATTTTAACAACAGGAACTCCAACTGGGGATGATGTGAAGTTTGTGAGTGCAACTGGTGTTCTTACTTTTGGTAGAGCATTAGCATCTGGAGAATATATTAGAGGATTATTTCAATAAAATATTATGAGTCAATTACAAGTAACAGGCGAAGCAAAGATTAGGGATATACAAGGTCCAGTAGTGGCTAATGATGGTGTTATAACCGCTTTAGATGGTGCTGCTTCTCAATATGTACGAGGGGATGGTACATTAGCGGATTTTCCAACATCAAGTGGTGGTGGAAGTTCGGTTAGTTACTATCTTAACTCAAGTGTTTCACAAGGTACAATAGGTGGGGTAGCTTATAGAGAATTAAGTAAAGACCCAATTACTGGTGCTGGAACTGACATTGCTATTTCTTCTAATGGATATGTGGCGAATTACATTACTGATGTTAATGACCCAGATGTAGTATTGATTCCTGGCGGTAACTTTAATTGTGAGTTTTATTTTAGCGTAAACAATAACACAGGCAATCCTTTTTTCTATGCTGAACTTTATAAGTACGATGGTACTACTTTTACTTTATTAGGTTCAAGCGTTGGAGTTCCAGAGTATATTACTCAAGGAACTACGATAGCACCATACTATTTCGCTATTCCTGTGGCTACTGCTACATTAGCTTTAACGGATAGATTAGCAATTAGAATCTATGTAAACGTAAGTGGTAGAACAGTTACTTTACATACCGAGAATGGACATTTGTGTCAAGTTGTAACTACCTTGTCTAAGGGGATGGTTTCTTTAAATAACTTAACTGACCAATCACAATTTTTAGCGGTTGGAACAAGCGGAACAAACTTTGCTATCGTTTCAAGTGGTGATACTCATACTTTTAACCTACCTATTGCTTCGGCTACAAATACAGGTAAATTGAGTTCAACGGATTGGAGTACGTTTAATGGTAAAGTACCTTACACAGGAGCAACTGCTGATGTTGACTTAGGCAATAATAAATTAATATCAAATAATATATTAATTAATAATGGAACATCGGGAAATGGTAATTTAACTTTTGAACAATCAGCATCTTGGTTATTACCTCAAAATGGATTTAGTTCAATTGATGCATTAAATAGCGATTTTGTTTTTGGAGTTGGAGTATCTACATCTCCTTATTATTATAAATACTTTAAACTTGATACAAGCGTTTTAGCCAATAATACATTAAGAACTTATACTCTACCTGATATTAATGGTACTTTAGCATTACTTGAAGGAAGCCAAACGTTTAGTGGTTCAAAGACATTTAGTAATAGTGCAAAATTTACAAGTTTAGTTTTTGTTGATAGACAAATTAATATATCTAAAACTCCAAGTTTAGTTGCTTATACAGGTGGTTACATTACAAACTATGGAACAACAAGTGGAATTATCTATGCAGATGGTGATACAAGCAATTTAAGTACACTAAACTTTAATTTTGGAGGTAATTACACTTACACATTCCCTGCTGCAGATGGTACAATAGCATTGACAAGTAATATCAATTATCCTGTTACAAGTGTTTTTGGTAGAACAGGTGCAGTTGTAGCGGTTAGTGGCGATTACAATACAAGTCAAGTAACTGAAAATACAAACCTTTACTTTACGGATGCAAGAGCAAGAGCAACTTTAAGTTTTACGGCTGGTAGTGGTGCTTATAACTCTACAACAGGAGTTATAACGATTCCAACTAATAATAATCAAATTACTAACGGAGCAGGATATATTACAAGTTCTGCATTGAGTGGATACCTACCTTTAACTGGTGGTACGCTTACTGGTGCTTTAAGTGGTACTACTGCAACTTTTAGTGGTACAGTTTCGTCTATTGTAACAAGTGGTGGTACATCATTTAGAGTTGTAAACTCTGTTAATTCAAGAGCTTGGAGTTTAGTGCCATCAACTAATGGGGCTGAATCTGATTTATGGCTTTATTATGGAGGAACAGGTACTGGAACTAAGGTATCATTTGTAAATAATGGAAATGTATTAATAGGTTCTACAACAGATAGTGGTGAGTTGCTACAAGTCAATGGCACATCTAAGTTTACTGGTGCTTTAAGTGGTACAAGTGCTATGTTTAGTTCAAGTTTAATAGTTGGCTCAACACCTATTCTTTATGGTAATGTTGCTATAAAGTCAAATAGTGCAACAAGTTATTTTGGACTTAATGTTATTGCTAATGGTAACAATAATTTTATTGCATTAAACCATACTGGGACTGCTGGTGTTATTGAAACAGAGTTTAGCACTGGTGGTAGTCATACTCCTTTACATTTTGTAACTGGTGGTGCTACAAGACTTACAATAGCTTCTACTGGTGCTGCTACATTCTCAAGTAGTGTAACTGCAGGTGGTGAAATAGGAATTAGTGGCAATGCTTCAGTTGCATTAAATAGTGTTAGTGGTGTTACTTCTCAACAATTACAATATAGAAATAACGGAACTAATAAATGGCAATTATATTTAGATACATCTAATAATAGCTTTAATATTTTTAATACTGCTCAAAGTGCTAATAACTTCACAATATCAAGCACAGGTGCTGCTACATTCTCAAGTAGTGTAACTGCAAAAGTTGTTGAAGTATTAGCTGGGACATCCGCTGCATTTTCTTTTGCAATAGACCAACAATCAACATTTGCTTTTGGCAGTACAAATGGTAAAAGAGTTGCAGTTATAAGAGATGCAACTTCGGCAGATAACGGATTGCAATTTGGCTATGATACAACAGATAAAACGGGCATTATAGCTGGTGCTGCAACAAGTGCTGGTGTAGGTATTGATTTTTATACTTACAATGGTAGTACTTGGGCTAATAGAATGAGAGTAACTAAAGGTGGTAATGTTGGAATCGGAACGAGTAATCCAACAGGTTTATTGCATATATACGGAACTGACCCTGCATTTAGAATACAGAATAGTGGAACAGGTAATATGCAAATGGGTCAATGGGATGGAACAAATAATAGAATACAAAGTTCAGGTAGAGATTTTTTATTAACTCAAACTGACTCTTTTAATATGTTATTCCATACTAACAGCACCGAACGAATGAGAATCACATCGGGGGGTTTAATGTTATTAGGTGCAACATCTTCTTATACTGACTATGGATTAATACAAATAACTGGAGATAATAAGGGAATTGCAATTAGAGATAGTGATGGTGCATATAGAGCAATTTATAATCAAAGTGGTACTTTATATTTTTGGAATGGAAGTAACGAGGGTTATTTAAGTTCTGCTGGTGCTTGGGTTAATGCTTCAGATGTGTCAATAAAAAAAGATGTTAAAGAAATAGAATATGGCTTAAATGAAGTTTTAAAATTAAAGCCTAAGTCTTACAAAATGATTGATAATGATTTAGCGCAAATAGGATTCATTGCACAAGAAGTGGAAGAAATATTGCCAGAACTTGTTGATGAAAGTAAAAAAGGAATGAAAGGATTGTCTTATGGTCAAATGACTGCGGTATTAGTAAAAGCAATTCAAGAGCTAACACAAAAAGTAAACGAATTAGAAAGTAAAATAAAATAATATGAAATACTGGGTAATAAATCAATTAGACTGCGTTCCACAAGATGGTGATTTAACTGACTTTGTCGTTGTAGCACATTGGTCAAGAATCGCAAATGAAGTAGTAAATGAGAAAGAATACACCGCAAGTGTATATAGCACACAATCATTCTCAAAGGATGATGTTACTAACTTTATCCCTTACGAGGACTTAACCTATGACATTGTTTGTGGTTGGTTAGATGCTTCAATAGATGTTTCAGCTTTAGACCTTAATTTAGACCAACAAATAGAAAATCAAGTTAATCCACCAATTGTGGTACTTCCGTTACCTTTTACAAATCCGTAATTAAATTGAATATTTAACTATATTTGTATATAAAATAAAAACTATGATAACAATTAATCAAGAACAAATCAAGGAATTAGAAGCGTTTATCAACACTATCCCAACTGCTTATGGTTTACCATTATTGCAGTTTTTGGGTAAGTTAGCACAAGAGCAAAATCCACCACAAGAAACAACTGAAGCGTAATGGTACATAATAGCAATCAATCGGACTTATTAACTATTGTTAGCGGAACATCCGCATTTATTAGTGTTGCGAATGTGCAACCCATAGTTTCTTTAATAGCGAGTTTGATTGCTATTATTTCTGGAGTTTTAGCTGCGAGATATTACATAAAAGCGACTAAAAGATTCAAGTAATGAAAGATGTAGTAATCGTTCTATTAACGGCGGTTCTAATCTTTTTTATCGGAAGTGAGGCACGATACACCAAAAGTGAACCTGTAATCGTAACTGACACAGTTTACCAGCAGAAAACTTTTACTAAGTTTATCAAAGGGAAATCTATCCCTTTTGTCATTTTAGACACAATTTATAATATTGATACAACAAGATATTATAAAACTGATACAATTTACATTGTAAAGGATTACAACCAAGTAAAGGTTTATTCCGATACTATGCGCATAGATTCATTAGGATACGCATACATACAAGACACAATCAGTCAAAACAAGATACAAGGAAGGGGATTTAGTGCCAATTTTAACCTTCCTACGATAACAATTACCAAGATATTAGAAACAAAGTCAAAGAACCAGCTTTATTTGGGATTTATAGGCGATTTAAAGCACTCAAACGGACAAATTGGTATTGGTGGCTCAATTGCCCTTAAAACGGCTAAAAACACCTTATATACGGCAACGGCAACAATGAACGGATATTCTTTTGGATACTATAAAAAGTTTTAATATGAAAAAGTTTATTATTTCAATGTTTAGTGATGAAGTTGGTGCAATGAGCCATAAAAGGATTTTAGCTTTTATTGGTGCTATTTGTTTATATACAACTTTTGTAATTACTAAAAGCGACCATTTAGGCGATTTAGTTTTTTATATGAGTATGGCATTTGCAGGTTTAACAACTATTGATAAATTCAGTAAATAATGGAAAACAACGAAAAAAGAGCATTTGCAATTGGTTTTGTATTGTGGGTAATTG